GAGATAATTTTGCATCTCTATGTCTTTGCTCTAAATAAATTAATTTTGCTTGTTCTCTACTTATTTCTTTTAGACCGGCAAGTTCGGTATTTCTGAGTTTTTCCAGATTTTTAGACCTAGTAGTAGCGTACTTTACATTTCTTGTTGTTAAACGTTTACCTTTTGTTGACTGTTGCCTTCTTTTTCTTTCTGCTATTAATGCTTCTTCTTGATTTCTTCTATTTAATTCTTTTTGTAAAGCAATCTCATTTGTCATTAAAACAATACCTTCTTTAGTATGTTCCATACCGGCTATTTTGTCGCCATTCAACGCTCTTGTAATTGCTGCTTGTGTTTTTAAAGCAATATTCATATTTTGTAAAGCCATTATTATACCAAGAGCAGGCCCAACAAAACTTTGTGATAGTTTCGTAAAGGTAACGATAGAATTGATAGCAAAACCAAAAAACTTATTTTGCGACAATTGTTCTATTTGTTTTAAAAATACAGTTTGTGCTTCTGTTGCTTTTGTTAAAGCAGGTAATAAATTATCACCTATTGAACCGGCTACATTTTTATAAGCCGCTTCCGCTTTTTGTAACTTAAATAATTCTGTATCTCTTCTTCTATCTATTTCATCCATAGCAGGGAACATAGCAATTGTTGCTTCAAACTCCAACTCCTTTACCCTATCCACGTTTTCAAGTAATTTAATAAGACGGGTATAGTGTCTATTACCCGCTACTTGTTGAGCCAAAGCAGTCTGTTGTTCACCATTCATTTTTTGATACTCAACCGACAAATCTGCTAACACCCTTGACAAAGGTCGCATATTTCCTTCTGAATCTGCTACGGCTATCCCTAAATCTTCAACCGCTTTTCTTGAGCCGTTAATATCAGCACCAAGCCTAGCATACATCATACGCAAAGCACGACCGCCCTTACCTTGTTCTTCACCCGCCTCAATAAGAGTAGCGGATAAGGCAGCCATACTTGCTATGCTTTCGTTAGTCAAATCAGCCTGTGATGCGAATTGATTCATAACGAAAGTAATCTGTTCCATCGTAGCAACCGACCTGTTTTCAACCGTGTTAAGTTGATTTAATATCCTTATAGAATCTCTACGTATTATATTAGCCTGTTCTTCGGCATTCATACCTTCTTCGATATTTTTAGTCATAAACTTAGTTTGTTGTTGTAAGTTAATTAATCTTTGCATGGCTGCGTCAGTTTCCATACCACTTATTAGACCAAACATCATACCTATTTCTGTACCCACATCCATAGTAGATGCCCCTAAAACACCACTCAATTGAGCCATTTTAGCACCTGCTAACATAGCCTCATCAGAAGCAAAACCAAGAGCAAGACCTATGTCGGTTATACTTTGGGCTACCTCATCCATTTCATCAGTAGGAACATCTAAAAACTTTTCTAATTGTATTCTTGCTTCTTCTATTTCTTCGGTAAGAGGCATTATTTCTTCTACTACATTGGTAAACATTTCACCTATTTCTTGACCTGCTTCTTGAATACCCATAAAAGTATCTAAGTATAAAGACTCAAAAACTGTTTGTGCTGCTTGCGCATCTTGAATTAATCTTCCTGCTTGGAAAGTACCTACGATGTCGAAGAAAACCCTAGACGCACCGGCACGTAAAACTAGTAAAGTAATAGCGCATATTATTGGAAATAGACCTGTGAAAAAAGGAAGAATTGTTGCATCAATCATATTTAATCATCACTACTCTTGCCCTCAACAGGCACTCCGCTATCTCTCAATATATCGAGTAGGTCATTGTTGTTGTTTAATAGTTTGCGTTTTTCCCTTCTTTGGTCGCGTCTAGCGACTGCACCTTTAGCGTCTTTACTCTTTGCTTTTGTAGTTGCTTCATTTATACTATCATTAATATTAGCCGCTATAAGAAGGTCTAAGTCCATTAAATGCTTACCGCCTTCTACATTATATTTTAACCATAAATCTGAGGGTAAAACCCCCTTGAAGGCCATACATAGAGAGGGGGCTACTCTAATAAAATCTATAAAGGGATAGCGCCATCCTTTTCATCCCCTCTTACAAAGGATAATATATTCATTAACTCTTCCGAAGTTAAAATATTTATGTCTATTTCTTCATCTAATATACAATTAGGAATCCACTCTTCAATTTGTTTTTGAATGCCTGCCCCATATTCATCAATATAATTAGCAAACTCTTCGTTTTGTTCGTCTGTCCAATTTTCTACTTCACCCGCATGACGCATTTTTCTAAATGCTTTTCCTTGCGCATTAGTAATTGCTAGTTTTTCCATACCGGAAACTTGCCTAACCCAAATCTTTGTTCCATCTTCTAATTCTATTTCTTTCTTCATTACCGGCATAATACCACACTCTCGCTCTCGCTAATACTATGTAAAAGGTATTCCTTTAATAAAGAATTACTCTTCTTCGTCTATTTTTACGGGAACAATAACTTTTGCTTTAGTAATTTTAGGTGTGGGTTTTGTCGCCAAAGGAAATCTTCGGCAGTATTTTTTTATCCTTAATTTATTACCGATAGCAATAATACTCTCCATCTGTTCAGCAGGTATTTCCCTACCTAATGATTTAATGAAATCTTTCAAGTTAAACACCTCATAGCGGGAAGGCAGTAGAGCCTAATGCGCCGCCTTTTGCTGTAATGTCCATACAACCTTTGTTGTTATCATATAGTGCTACGAAACCAACAGACATTGTTTGTGAATCTCTTCCACTTACGTTAGAAGTAGGCGTTTCCCAACGAATATTGTAAAAGTTAAACTTTATGTAATTATCCGCAGGTGTATCTTCTTCTGTAAAATGTAGTGTCATAACAGGGTTAGTACCGTCATTATATGCAAGACCTTTTGATGTTACTAAAGATGTGTAATCCGGCTCGTCTAATGCTTGGTCGCCATAAAGTACTTTGTTAAACTCTACTGTTCCTGTAACTTCTCTACGCTGCATTTTTGGTTTGCTGCTGTATGTGCTGTCTCCTAAAGCCATAGCGTTATCTGTATCGGGGTTAAGGCTAATTTGGAAATCAATTGATTTAACACTTGCTGATGCCGCCGGTGCATCACCTGTTCCATCGTCAAACAATACTGTTCCGTTAGAAAAGTAAAGAGCGTCTAATGCGTCTCCCTCAAAAACAATTGCTGTGTCTGAAATAGCGGCTTGTGTTGCTTTTTCTCTACAACCTACGAAATCAGCACTCATCATAACGTATTCTCCTACGGATGCTGTTAGTGATAAGGTATTTGCTACCATACCTGTGTAAGTGTGTATTTTCTCTTCTCTTCCTACGTCAATAGTAAAGGAATCATACTCATCTGCCGCTACCGCAGGCTCTTTAAATGTATGAATGCTATTAGCAAAAGTTGCTTTTGGGAAAAATGCCGCTAAGGTATTACCTAAAAACTCATCTAGTTGAACGGCCATATTATAGCCTCCTTCTGAATATTCTTTGCCTGTTACTGATTTACCAACAATTGCCCTACTCATATCTTGTCTTGTAAGTAAATCCATTCTTGTTGCGAATGATTCATCATCAACTTCTCCAAAAGTAGTTGGGGCTACTTCTGTGCCGTATGCGCTTGCGCTTTCTTTTCCTAATGCTACGTATCTATTTAAGAACTCTACCATATAAATGCCTCTAGTATAGTACGTTCAGGAGATGACTGCCTTATCAATATTATTATCGGTGTCTCATATCTATTCTTCTCATATAAGTAAGAGTTAAGACATGAACACAAACAGTCTCGTCATCATCCATTTTTGAGTCTAACTTAGCATCATAAGAAACAATGCTGTCTGTTGTACCCGAAACGCCTGTATTTGTGTATAACTCATCGAATACTTCTCCCATAATATTAAGTCCTGCTCGGTAAGCATCTTCATAATTAGTACCCCTAACAGTAATAAACACTCTAACATCATACTCTTGTGTTATTTTAGCACCGCCCAATGACTCAAAATTAGGTGAGTTTAACTCGGATATTAAAACGTGTATGCTTGGTACAGGTATTCTGTTAAGCATTTGTGAAGATATGTCGTAGCCATATACTATTGATGAGTCCGGTACTTGTGTTTTTAGATACATCCTATTACTATCTTTTAGTTGTTGGACTATACCAAGACCCATTCTTGCTAAAGTATCTTGTGCAAAGTCAGATATTAGTAATTCTTCGGGAGAAAAAGCACCAAACTTAGAGTAGTGTATAGCCGCCCATTTTACGCTGCCGCTAGTGTTACCCCATTTGACTGCTGCGCTGCTTCCTGTCGCGCCTGTGACACTATAATAGGCTATTGCACCACTAAAGTCGTTGACTATTTCGTGGGTGTATAGTTTTGCCGCCCCTCCTGCTGCTAAAGTTAGTCTTAAGATTAAAGTAACCGGATTCTCTTCTTCTTTTTTCATGTCTAAATCACTAATAGTAACTGTGCTAGCACCCACTAAACTTAATGATGAATTATTACCTGTTGATTTTACCTCAACTTTATGTGTACCATTATCTAAAGACATAAGAATAGCGCCGGAGTCCGGTGCAGTAGTATATTCAAAAGCAGCAACTAGTGTGTAAGAGCCGCCCGCTTCGGGGGTAATTGTGTATGTTCCGTTACTAATTACCCAATCACCACCGGATGCTGAACCACTACCACTAGCCGACCAACTATCATTAAATGTACCTGTTAAAGCAGTAGGGTCTGAACCTGTCATCCTACTATTCCAATACTGTGTTTTTGTTGCTATACTCATACTAACCACCTCTTGCATTCTTTAAGTGATTAACTAATCTTTTTGTTCCACCTAAAGGATGTGAGTTTATCCTAAAACTACCTGTTCCTTCGGCTGTTAATTCAGTTAAGTTTGCGCCCCTGCTACCTATAACACCCGTAGGTTCTTCTTCAAATGATTGACCGTCTGCATAAGAGCCTGCGTTAAATGAAATAAATTGGTTTGAGCCTTTACTTTTCTTTCTCCCATAAAACAAAGAATTACCTACCTTATCATACAAGTCTCCACTCGTTCTTTGACTAGGGCTGTGTTCTCCCTTGAATGCCCTACGCATATTTACAATTTCATTAGTAGTTTTAAAAGTAGCCTCGGCCAATGCAATTTCCATAGCCTCGACCATTTTTATTTTTATTTCTTTACTAATGTTTTTTGTTAATTTATTATACCCGCTTTTGTCTAAATAAGCCTCAAAGTTTAAAGGACTATTTTTATTGTTTTTAACCCTTAATGAATTAGTTGGTGTTTGTATATTAGATTTTCCAATATATGCTTTCATATCTTTTACTTCTCTATTTAATACAGCCTGTTGTTGGTCTAACTCATTTACAATATTTGCCCTAAACTTACCTACGGCATCTATTCTAGGAAATCCCGCATGAATATAAGGTACTTTTGTAAATCCTTTCATACCCTCACCTAATCAACACTACCCAAATGGGCTAGCCTAGTTAGGTTAAATGTACCTCTTTCTCTCAACACACCACCACGCATAGAGTTTTCTTGAAATGTACCTTCATCTTCCATGTAATAAGCGGCTGCTATATCCGCACATATTTCTCTAAGAACGTGAGCAAACTCGCCCGATTGAATAGTAACTCCTGTGGCATGGTCTGCACTAATACCACTAACACCTGTTAGTATGTTAGAGTTACTAGCATCTTTACCTGTCCAAACAAAGGAATCTCCATCTATATTACCATTACCCGTTGTAGTAAAGGAAGCGGCGCTTGTTAGGGTCATAGTAGTAGCACCTGCACTTACCGCCCCATTAGCAGTAGTTTCTGCTATTGATTTACTAGGTACGTTTCTACCGTAATCTCTAAACACTTGGTCTATATCTATGGTAGCCCTGCGTATAGCAAGAGTAAGTTTAGATGCTGCTTGTGTACGCTGTGCGCTGTTTAGACCTAAACGCATACCAACGTCGCTAGAACTGCAATAATAAACCATACCCTAAACCACCTGTCAAAATTAATATAATACTAAAAAGCATACGCTTCTGTGTTTTATGACAGGAGTTAAGTGTCTTTTCAAGGTTTGTAAGTCTACTACTAACATCTCTACACCAAATATGCCACTCTTCTTGGTTCATAATATCACATCTGTGTCGAAATACCCATAGCACCTGCTACAATTGCTATTAGGGTAAAAATAATTTTTTGCATATTACCCATGTATGTGCCTATAAGACCATTAGTTATCTCTAACTCAGTAGCCACTTTAGCAAGACCTGTCTGCATACTTACTTGAGATTGAACCAATTGTTCAATTAGCCTTTCGTGTCTTTTTACAGACTCTTCCAAATTGTCTAATCTTATTGAGACAACATCAGCATCGGCCACTAAGCCTCACCCATGTGTGCTTCTAATCGAGCCACAAGGTCTGCTTTTTTGCCTTTAACTGAAAGACCTGCTTCTTTTAGCATTTCTTTTAATTCAGCAACATTGTGAGAATCAAGAGTTTTTTCTATTTTCTCAATCTCTTCTTTTGCTTCTTCGGCTTTCTCTTTTACCTCGTCAATGGAATCTATAATCTCATCGAGAGTTATTTTTCCGTCTGCATTTAACACTTGGTATTTTTTGTAAGCCCATGCTGCTATACCTAATAATGCAGCACCCGCAAGAAGTATAACTTCTATGTCATCAAACAAAGAAGAGGAATCTAGCGGTATGCAATCTATTGTTTCATTTAGTGCATTAATGCACGTTTCTGCTGTTGTATTATTACTCATTTTATTCGCCTCTATCGTATATTATTTGTTTGACTGCGGAAGTAGGTATTACTGTAAAGTGTCTAGTTGCGCCCTCTCGATATAACTTGAAGCCAAAGGGTGTCTCTTCAATGTTTATGTTAGTATATGCTTTATCGGGAGGAATGTAAACAATTTTTCCTAGTCTTTTGACTCTTTCGCCGTCAACCATGATTACACATTATACGTGTCTCTTATAAGAAGTTACTAATCTAGTATTCCGCTTTCTAACAACGCATCAATTATTTCTTTATAGTATTCGTAATCAGTAAGAGTACATATTTGTTCTATATGCGTATCGCCTATACTATAATTAGAGTAGGCTTCGGGAGAAACATATACGTTATAAGTTTTTATTTCATTTGAAACTTGGTCGTTAACTGTTACTATTATAGTTACGGGCGCTTCTTTTTCTATTATTTCGCCACTTACTTCTCTACAAGTTATAGTACCGTCTCTTTCAAAATCTTGTATTGAAGGTGTGCCTGTCGTTGCTAAAATTAATGCTAAGATTACTATTCCTACTAATACGCCTTCTCCACCATCACGCATGATATTAAGTCAACGTAGTGTCGTATAGGTATATCTAAGCGCCAAGTAACTCAACCACATACCAATCAGTACCTCTAGTATATTTACCACCTAAACCAAAGGTGGAATGAATATCATAAACACCATTTGTTACATTTTCTAATGTAATATTGACATAATCCCACGCTGAACCTTGTGTTTCATATGTAAGAGAATCTTGTGAAGTAAAGTTACCCGTTGCATTCTCATAGACAGTCCAATATACAGTAAGATTGAATGCTTCATCTTCACAAGATATATCAGCATCCCATGTAATAGTTAAGTTTGTTTCGTTATAATCTAAAATATATGCGTCATACATCATAGCCATACAGTCATCTTCAACAGTTTCATTATTAGTATTATTACTAGGTGGATTTACAATTACAGTAGTATTATTAGTAGGTTGATTTACATTAGGTTCATCCGGTTCATCCGAACCATCACGACAATTCTTGTAACCATCATTTACTAAAGAAGCCTGTATAATAGAGCCATCACCACATTCAAAGTCATCACCCATTTCCCAATCATCATCAGTAACCCATTCGTCATCCCCTTCACCGTATGGTGTAAGGTCGAGAATGCCTACTGCTTCCATGCCGGGCATTACAAGGGCTATAATAGAGGCTAAAGTAATCATTAAAGAGCGTAATTCTTGCGCTCGCTCATTTACTGTTTCAATAATAGAATCGGCTTCTTCCTGTGTCAACACTTACCCCTCACTCCTAGATGAGTAGTAGTGTCGTATAGATATATCTAAGCGTCAACTGCATCAGTAAAAGGTGTTTGTGTTTTTAGGTTAAGATAACATTGTTTTAGTAAGTTTTCTTGGTCTGCGCCATCTGTTACATCTAGTGGGAATTGATAATTAAATCCGGTAATTGCTGATTTATCACCTGTGTATGCGCTTGCATTCATAAACACTAAACCACCATAAGTTACTGTAAAAGACTTAGTACCATCTTCGGCTACTTCTTTTTCCATTCTAAACTCTCTAATTACTGCGTGTGCTTCTGCACAACTC